CTTTTGATCGCTCGCTTGCCATTCTATGTCCACACCACTGTTTGGCACGCTCGGATGGCTAAAAACGTGTGTCTGTTTGAACTTTGAGTGCTGCAGACGGGCTTGGTAATCTGCGATAACGTCCTGCTTTGAGGTGTCCTTCTCGTCATGCACGAGCCGGTCCGCGGTAATCATAATTGCGGTTTTCTTTGTCCATGTGCCGCGGAAGTAGATCATGCTCCGACCGATCTGCTTTTGCTCGATGCTATCTTTGTCAGCCGTGAGCTTGCTCAAATGTGGGCTATTGGCAATGATGCGGTTCACCTTGCCACCAACGAACTGACTAACGTCTCCCTCAGTTGGCAGGGTATATATGATATCCATTTTCCGCGTCTCAGCATCGCGGATGTTTTTTAGGATTTCGAGCGTACTGAGACCGACCTGCGCCGGCTTCACGACCACGAGGTTATCGCTTTGGTCGTTGTATATGTCAATTAAGAACTGGTGCTGATGCCAGTCCATAGGATCACCCTTCTCGTTCTTTATTTGGTGGTAGTCGATCCACGCATCCACCCTATAACTAGCGAGCTGTGCCGACTCATCGGCAGACTCAATTTTAGGGATCGCTGGTTGTGCCATTGTGGAACTGGGGAGAGTTGCACTCCCGTCCGTTACCTGTTTCCTTATTAAGTCTACGCTACCTGTCCGGTTTTGAACCGGCAATAAGTCGGCCAAGACTAAAGAGAAATGAGTGTGCCTACTTATATTCCACCCCTACTCAGCGAGAGTAAGCGAACTTCTGAGAGGATGCGCCGAGGTATTCGGCGAGCGTAACGCGTTTAGCGCCAGTTGAGTGTTGCCCACATTTTTTAGGATTCATTGGGCGTTATCCATAGCGCATAACAAAGAGCAATCGCAACGTCGAATCTAATGCAGTCCCATGTATTTATTATATCACGTTTCATGCGTTAACATATGTTAAGCAATAAAATGGGCGGGTCGTGTTTCGGCTCGCCCGACAATTCATCTGATCACCTCCCGCATGCAACGTCGTCTGTACTGAATAAGCACGTTCCGTAGGTGCTTTCTTCGTTTTCTCCAGCAGAGTTCGTGGGCTATCTTGTTCTTGATTTTCTTGTGTGGCTCGTGGGGAGCAACACGGACACCACAGAACTTGCAGTACATTTCTCCTCCTAATAATGCGTGACGTGACTCAAGAGCCAGAACAGAACCGATCCGAGAGCGAAGATGAAGATGATGTCTCGGAAGTCCCGAACAATTCTAGTCGCAAGACCAAAGAGTTTCATACCTCCTCCGTATTAACACCCAATTCAGTTAATTGACAAAACGGTACATTTAATGAATCGGATGGTGAGATTCTCTGAGTGGTGGAGGTCGGTCTTTCCCGACTGTCAATGTTTTATTTTGGGCGCACACGCAGTAGCCCTTGTTTAGTTTTACGAGAGTTTGTGTCTTAAGCCACTTAAATCGGCGAAACTCTCCAACGTACGAGTCCTAACACCTACACTGCGCTCAACTAACAGACACCTGCAAACACATATTATGTTGGACAGTAGTCATGCTTCGTTGCCTTCCACCACTCAAAGAACCTCTATGTCTTTGTGATACTCCTTGCCCACAAGTAGAATTTAATACCCTTTCGGGAACACTTGGGTTGATACAAGTGTTCTCTACTTCTGGGGAAGAAGCACCACTGTTATTTTGTCAATATACTACTACCTCCATTTTACCATCTTTCCGCGAACTGTCACTACCACGTCTCCGTTTGCCCAAACGATTCTTATCTCGCCACAAATTGGGCAACCTACCCGAGCACCGAACTCGTCGTGCCACGAGGCACCTATTGCCCCCGGAGATGGTACGGCAGTGCCACCTCCCGTGTCCATAGGAACTTCCTGTGGTTGCGGATACCGATTGGTTTGCTCTATCAAGATGAAATTATGTTGGTGACTACAGGCCGCAAGATTTTGATCTTCTTCACTCATTTCTTTATATTTGCATGTTGTTTTATAAGCGCCGTCGCTTCGACCATGCTGACGGCATTATTGTATAGCGGTCCGGATAACGATCCAGCGAGTGATAATAGGTGGAGGTTACGTTCGTTACGATCCTTTATCGCGCCACAGATAATCTCATATTGCCGGGCGTACGCGCGCGCCTCTTGATCTATTCGGAACTTTGGCTCGCGCAGATATCGGCCCCACCAGAGTGCGGCGTCAGTATCGTTATGCTTTTGCTGCTTCATATGCACTTTCTCATGCTCGATAATCTCTGGGAAGAGTGGGAGCTCGCTTGGATTATAAATGGTGTCTCCGTAAGTGAAGTACGCTGTTGGATTGATTTTAAATGCTGCGGTCACTTCATTCCAGATAGGTGGCTTCTCCTTGCTTATTTTCACGGTATCATCCGCCTTAGGGACGTTGACGCGCCGTAGTTTGTTCCAGAATGCTCTCATGTTAGTAGTATTTTTCAACATTCGCTTCACTCGTTGCAGAATTTAGTGCCATGTTGGCATCAACTGTTTGGTGTAAAATCCCATATTGCATCAAAATCCTGTATCCCTCTATTTTCTCTATGTGTTTAACCAGACAATTACCACACATCACTCCTTGCGATATTATTTTGTGGCATTTATAACAATGTCTCATTAATTTATTCCTTCGTGTGTATACTCTACAAATCGGTGCTGACGAGCTTGCCATGAAAGCATTATAGACCCACGATAAATCGTGGTGCTCACGCTATCTGCCCCATCCTCCGCCTTCCCGTCACCCAGCGCCTTGCCTAGACATTTCCAATAGAGGGGGTCTAGGTAGGCATCGCGTAGATAAACTTTCTGCATTTCATTTTCCCCGTCCCAATGAATCAAGATAAGGTCTGCGATACTTACGTGCAAATAAACATTTACAGTTTCAGATGGCTTCCATAGCCAATCACCCTCTATCGCTTTCAAAATCCCTTCCTTTGCGTTAAGCCCTGTTGCTTTTTTATGTGCGTCTTGGATGTTCATGATTTTTGTTTGTTATAAGATTCTTGACTCCTACTCTCCGACACCTCTCCGTCAATGATCTGTATGCGCGCTCCGCTCTTGATGTACCGAACTTGCCCGGTCTTGATATTCACTACCTCGATTGCGTGAGCTCGGTTGGTTCCCTCCACTTTATTCTTCTCCCACATGCAGCCATCAGTAAGGAGAAACACCTGTTTTTTCTCTTTTTTCTTACGTCTCTTAGTCATGGGTTTTTAGGTTTTTGAATCCCTGCTCCGCGATATCAAGCAACTTTCTTTGTTCAAGCCACATTGGCCTCATGATATCATCGAGTTCTTTCATGCGCTTATACGCTCCAATCATGTTTAATGACCCACTATCTACAAAATTCAGTACGATGTACCGCTTCGCAAGTGGGAGGTTCGCATACTGTATATAAAATTGGTGTGTTTCAATGCTCATGCCATTGCGTCACTCTCGGCCTCGATCCGCTTTCGACGAGCAGTCGTCAGTGCACTCAGAGCTTTCTTCTCATCGTCGCTCATGTTTGCGGTGAGATCAGCAACCTCGATGCTACCAGAGTGTTCAAGCTTGCTCGTTGGTTTGAACGCCGGGTCCTTCTTCTCGAGCCACCACTTTGCAACACCGACATCCCCAAGTGCTGCGACAATTGACTTTCTCGCGGCTATATTCGGGGTCAATTTTAATTGCTCTTTCCGCTCCACAAACTTCGGGTTTCGTTTCTGATAATTGTAGAGTGTTTGAGGAGCAATTCCCGCATAAAGACACGCTTCTTTGTCCGGCAAAGCATTGCTAAATGCGTCCTCCAGTTTTTGGAGTACATCCTTGTTTATTTTGCGCGGGCGTCCACCCTTATTCTTTCGTCTTGCCATGTGTTCATTATACCACAATTCCCATTGCTTGGATAGCGTGTGCGATCTGCTCCTTCTCATTAGGTGAAAGACAGTAGTTCGCTGGGTGCTCGGGGTTCAGGAGGTATTCAGCGGCCTTTGTTTTCCTAATCATGAAACAATTACGGCCCTCCTCTGTAGGATGTGGCTGCGTGCAGTAGAAAAAATCCCCATGGTCATCTAGTCTGCCATCACAATTTGGGCACTTTTTGTGCAGAAGGTTCTGCCATGTACGCCGTGGTTTGGTAACTTCAGTCATCTTTTTCTCTTGCCCACTCGCAACATGCGCGATGAGAATCACGAAACTCCTCGGCCTTTACGAACGCTCGCCAACACTTAATTGGGTGACGCCACATTGAAATATCGACTGATTCTCCAAGGAGCTCTGCATATTTTATTTGTGCGTCATAGTGCTCTGCCATAGATGCTAGATTCTTGTTTCCCGTGGCTCGTTGATTTTGAGTGCGATGCGAGTTTCGTGACTCATGCCCCATTGTCGGATAAGCCGGCGAACTGCTCGGGCTGTATCACCTTGCTTTCCAATGACCCTGCCCATATCGTCTCTTGCAATTGAGAGCGTGAGCAGCACACCTCGATCGTCAGTCATGCTCTCGATCTTCAAATCCTCTGGCTGTTTCACCAGTGGCTTGACGATTGATTCAAGATATGTTGCAGCTTCAATATCCATATCCATTATTCTGATTCTGATTCAGAAAACTCTACAGTTACGAGAGACAAGATTATTAGCGCCGTGATGGCAGATACAATTCCGTATTCAATATGCCAAGAAGCAAGACCGATGGTTGCACTGGCGCTGAGTATTGCTATTGTTGACGTGCGTGCGTTTTGCATACTAATTGGGCCTCTCGTCCTCCGCGACGTCGAGCTCTACCTTTTCAGTGAGGCCTTCCGCCACGAATGTGATTGTGTGTACACCTATTGTCTTAAATTCATACCTGAACGGGTAGTAAGACGTCTTGATTTTCACCCCGTCCTCATAGATTGGTGTGACGTTGCCAGTTGATGCGAGTGTTTTATTTTGGCTATCATCTGTCGCCGTGATCACAACCGAAACGTTGTTTACTGGCTCGCCAGCGTCATCCCTGACAACGAGACCGAGCTCGATGTAGTTCGCCTCATCTTTGATTTCGTTACGGCTAAGATATGTTCTATCGAGACCCTTGCCCCGTATTGGGCTAATGATAGTGATTGATTTCATGGAAATTATTTGTGTTTTTGGTTCGACTGTTGGCTCTGTCTTCGGAGCTATACCTACCGCCGGTGCGCGGACATTTGGCTGTGGAGTTGGTAGCACGGGATCGACCGGCTCTGCTTCAGGTTGCGGATTTGGGATAAGGTCTTGACCGGGCAGAAAGAATCTCAAGTCGTCAGGAATAGGAGCGGGATCAGGCATGATGCTCTGTTGCTCCGATGGCTCTACCGCGGCGTAATCCCGGCAGTCGAAGTCTGTTGATCCGTTTGTGTATTCGTGCTTTTGCACGTTGTCAACTCCACAAAGTTCCACCGCCCCATTGTAACTCTCAAGTGCATCGAGTGCTTTCGGCGGTACACTTGACTGAGACGCCGAGAATCCTACAACACCGATAGCAATCGCACCAGAGATTCCGAGCACCGTTGCCACGAACCTGCCGAACATTCCCCACGCTTCACTCTCTTGTTGTCTAATTCGCAGATTTGGCATGTTTTTATCCTTGCTTAATGTGCTGTGGCTTCTCGATGATCATCCCACTCGTTGTGACGAGGAGTGATGCAATTGAGATTGCGCTCTCGACTTGAGCGATAAGCACGTCTACTGGATCCATGACGCCTACGGATTGCCACGGGCCTATCTTGCCAGTCACTACATTGATTGCCTCTCCCTCTTTCAGTTCTCGGTGGTCATCGAGGCCTACATTGTTTTTGAGCTGCAGGAATGGAACTTGGAGTGCTTCGTTCAGGATGCGACTCGAGGTCTTTACGTTTGCGAGCGCTATCCCACCTCCGGCTACCACACCGCTCTTGAACGCGGCATGCGTTGCGTTTACGGCGTCCTCTACCTTGTATCTTAGCGCATTTACCTCGTTTTCGGTAGGAGCCCCGACTTTGATCACACCCACTTTATTGCTGAATTTAGCGATGCGGCGCTTGAGTTCATCTCGGTCACTTTCACGCGTCTCTCTAAGCAACGCTATGCCGAGGTCACCTACACACTTTGTAATGTCTATTTTCTTGCCTCGGGGTCCGATAATGATGGATTCCGTGCGACGGGCAATGAAGCGATCTGCTCGACCGAGGTCTGTTGGTACAGCGTCCTCAAGCTTGTTGCCTTTCTTCTCGCTGAACACTTTACCGCCAGTCATGATGGCCATGTCCTCAAGCATAAGGGTACGGTTTTCTCCGGCCGGCGCATTGATTGCGATGGCATTGAATTTGCCTTGCATCTTGTTGACCACCAGCGTGGCAAGTGCATTTTGCTCGATGTTCTCTGCGATGACCACAAGACTGAGAATTTTCTTTTTAGCAAGCTGATCCATAATTCCAATCACATCATTGGCCTCAGTGAGC